GATTCTTTTGTTTTTAAACGTTCATAACCATCAACTTCTTTTTGATGATCTTCTTTGTATTTATCTAATAGTGCCGATTTAACCTTTGGGGTTTCCGAATTCGACGACGTTTTCTGGTCTTTCAGTATCATTTTTTTCCTCCTTAGGATTTAGCAGGCTTGATATTTCCTGTGATATTCTTAAATAGGCATGCGCCTGTCCCATCATATACTTATATTTTTCCATATTGTCAATACCACCACCAATCATATTGTCTCCAATTGCTTGGTATTGTTCTTTTAACATTTTTTGTAATTTATGAATTATAACTGTTTCTTCACTTAACATCTGCTATTTTACCTTTGTTTATACCTTTCTTAATGACATATTTCTGAGTGCCGTTCGCACCTACTTCCACCTCTTTTTTAAGGTTTCGAAACAAATTCATTTGTTTATTTTGTTTTTCTTTTTCTTTTGAATAAGATTCTAAATTTTTCGTGTCCCGCATAATATATACTATCTATCTTTATAAAAAAATTGTCAATACCTTCAAAGAACTTGTAAATTAACTTATCTATCATTAGCAATTCCACTTTCTAAGTGACTTATTGATTCTTGAATCCGGATCCCTTGCAGTCTTAGCAGAAGTTAATCTTTTTTTCATACCTTTCATTCTAGCACAAAATGACTTACGTCTTTTAGCAGCTTTTGATCCTTTTTTTAATTTTGATGGTTTAGTTGTAACTGCTGTTTTTAATTTTGATCCAGGATTAGCTGCTCTATAAGATGCAACGCCTTTACGGTTCAGGCCACCGGACTCTGACTTACCTTCTTTTCTTTGCCATGCTGGCGATTTACTTCCTGATGCAAATTGTCTTCTAAACATATGTTTTAACGTTAGTTGGTTTCGGACCTTTGTTTCCTGCTTGTCGTTTTCGTCTGACAGCACTCGCCTTTTGCGAGCTTGTCATCCGTGTGGCTTTTGCAAGTGGTACGCACTTTGGATATTTTCTTTTCTCCCCCTTGCTTCTCCCGCAAGGTTGATACTTCCCGTTCTTCTTCGGAGCTCCAATGTCTACCCATTTCTCGGCTACCCATTTTCTTAAACCACCTTCTGCAAAATTTCTACGCACAACTCGCTCTTTTTTTTCTAGCCATGCCTGCCATCAATCCACCGTTGGCTGCTTTTTTTCTACCACCTGGTTTTATTTTACCAGAGCAAACACCAGACGCATACATGTTAGCATATGCAGAAGGATATACTTTGAATTTTCTTTTCGCAGCTGCTTTTCCTTTTGCACAAAGTTTTGCCATTATTTTTTATCCTTCATTGCCATTGCCATCATAGATGGTTTTTTCTTTTTGTTATCTTTTTTCTTACCTCTTAACATAGCAAAATCTTTACCAGTGATTTTACCATCACCATCTTTATCTAATTTTGCTTGTCCACCTGATAAAAAACCTTTTCTAGTTTGTGTGTTATATCTTCTATTACTCATTTTATTTCCTCTTAATTAAGTCAGTTGCTTTAAGTCCGTAAACGCTCGCTATGACGCCCACGAAAATTGTCTGATACCAAAATGGAAGTTGTGAAAAATATTCGAAGAACAATTTCATCTTTTCCATTGCGCTTGGGTCATCCGAAAATACTGCCCATGATAATAATGCAATGGGGGCCGAAAGTAAAATTAAAATGAATTCGTCTTTCCAGTCCGATTGTCTTGCTTCTAATAATTTTCCTTGATACTCTGCTTCACCATTCGCCATCTTTTCAGCATGACGCATTTGTGCATCCGCCATAAGCATTTTAGTCTTCTGACGGTTTTTAAAAATATGAGAGCCAGCTTGAACGGCTAATTTAATAGCACCGAACCACATATTAGTACGCTTTTGATTTTCTTTTCTTCTCTGATAGTACTGCACCTTGACCTTTAACTTCCATCTCAGGTCCACCAGTACCAATTAGGTTAAAAGCTTTGTCAGCAGTTGTTTTTGATCTTGGATCAATCTCAGTTTGCTGATCTTCAACTTTTACTTCTTTGATTTTATCAAGTGTTTCCATTTTATCTCCTTGGTTTTGATTTTCCAGCCTCTGATAAAGCAATTGCAATCGCTTGTTTACGCGATTTTACTTTTTTCTTCGACTTACCTATAGGGAGTTCACCTTTTTTGAATTCCCTCATGACCTTTTTAACCTTTTTTTCAGATTTTGTCATTTTTTTTCTCATTTTATTCGTCTCCTCTTCTCATAATAGAAACTTTTGGCATCATACTACCTTGATTTTTCATCATTGAGTCTGTGCTTGGTAAAGTTTTTGATAAAATTGTCTTTTCAATCGATGTATTAGCTCTTAATTTTGCTAATTCTTCGTTTTGTTCAAGTTTTTCATCTTGATTTGACTGATTCATCATTGCTTTCATCTTATCAAGATTAATTCTCTCTTCATCTTGTTCTTTTTTACGTTGATTTTCCATTGCTCTAAGGTCTAATTCTCTTGATCTTAATTTTGCAATAGGATCATTATCGAATTGTGAAGTAATTTCTTTTTCTTCCTTCATAAATTCTTCCATCATCTCAGCGATCAATACTGCTTTTCTAGATTCTATTTTTTCTTGCATCATTTTAGCCTGCATTTGCATCTGTTGAGCCATTTGTGGATTCTGTTGCATAGCTTGTTGCATTTGTTGTAGTTGTAATAACTCATTTCTAAATTCTATTTCAACTTGTTCTTGAGCCATCAAAGAAATATGTTCAAAAATATTTTTCTCTAAACTTGCCATGACCATTGGATTGTTTCTTGCAATGTTAGTTGCCATAAAATTTAAGTGAGAAGTAATATGTGCTCTATGGTCTTGACCAGGAAACGCTTGGAATGGTCTTCCTCCTAATGCATCAATATGTTCTAACGCCGGATCTTTTGGCATTGGTTGCATTGGTTTAATTAACACTTGGTCGATATTTTTTACACCTAATGCTTCATACATATTTCTGTATGCTGCATACATGTTGTGCATTTGTGGATTAGAAGTTGCCAGTTGGAGTTCTGTTTGCGCAAGTGAAATACGCTGTGTTTGTGAGAAAATGTTAGGGTCAGCAACTGGCAATATATCTACTCGATCATCAAAGTCTGTTTGTTTAATCATTCTTTGACCCCCAACTACATCATACGGATATTCCGGCGGTAGATATAACTTGAATACTCTAGCTAAAATTTTAAATTCATTTTTTAAAGCCGAGTAAATTCTTTTATGAATAGCAGACATAGTTCTGCTACCTCTCTCTAATAATGCAACGGTTGTTCCAACAGCAGCTTGTTGATTACCATCACCAACTTGTAAGTCAGCAATAGAAGCAAATCTTTGACCTGCTTGAACCACGATACCCATCAAACTTAATAATGTTTGAGAAGGTTCTTTAAACGGAAGCATCATGAATGAATCTCTTAAATTTCCTCCAGGTGCATCTACATCTCTAAATTCTCCTGGTTGAATTGATTGTGCGTCATCTCTAATTCTAATACCACGCATTTTAAATCCTGCTGGTAAATTAGATAATGTACCCGCATCAAGTAATTGTCTTAATGCAGTTGTTGCAGTTCTTGATAAACCACCAATCATATGGATTAAACCAAAACCATAAAAACCAAGTCCTGGTAAAAATTTGAAATGTACAAAATATTGTATCTTAGATTTTTTAGCATCTCCTATTTCATAGTTTCTTCTAATAGATAATATCTCTCTTGATCCTTCTTCTAAAGTTACAATGTATGGAATCTTAATTCCTGACGGCTCACCATTTTGATCTGTATGTTCAAAACCTTCTATATCTAAATCTACGTGACACTCTAATAAAGTAAATACATCTTCTTCTTTTGTTTTAGTTACTCCTTCAAGTTCTCTTTCTTTTTTCTCAACATCAGTTTCTTTATCTTGAGGTTTTCCTAAATCTACATCTCTATAGAAACCACTAACTTGTTGTTTTCTTAAATCGTTTTCAGAAATTTTTACACGATGAATAATTGCTTCCGCATCATCTAATGAGGTAGCTGTGTACGGA